TTGCCCCCTGCAAACCTTATTCGTGAAGCAATCACCCCAAGACCATCATCACCTCGCATAAACCACATATCTTTGGGCAAGATATTCTTACTGATGTAAGAAGTAATATTGTTTACTCTATGCTCGAAATCAGCCTTTGTCTGATGGTTTAGATATTTGCGACCTTGCAAAGGCTCGTTCACATTGCAATAGTGACTGGTGTATTCGTAGACCCTATCCTTTTCATCTTCTGTTGAAGCAATCCAACTCTTTGCCGCAACATCAATAAGGGTCTCATCTGCAACCTTTCCGTTTCCTTTATCCCACACTGCTTTATCCTTGCGTTCTTGTGTATAGGCATCTGGACTAAACCCATTGCCCAGTTTGCTTAACTTCTTCAAGTCTCGGGCAAGTTTAGCGGCTTCCAGCTTTGATACCTCATTATTTAGTGCATCAGCCTTGCTTTGAAGTTCTGCAATCGTTGCTTTGTTTCCAAGTAGGGATTGAAGTTCAGATACAAGTTGCTTAACCTTTGCACTCTTGGTCTTTTGAGCAAAAGAAAATGAATGACTAACGCTTGCTTCGATTGTCTGCTTATCAATCTTGTACTGTACCTTGTAAAGGTGCATCTTGTAAGCGTCTTGCGCAACGCCCCAAGTCTTATATTTTGTTTGTGCGCCATACTTGTCTGTGCCAAAGTACTCTTCCGCTTCAAACTTCAACTTCTTTGCCTGCTCTGATAATGTCAAGCCATCCCAATTTGCAAGCTTCTTTTCAACGGCACTATATACATTTTTGAGTTCATCAATTGTAAATTTCTTATGCCACTCGTGAACATTTGGAATAATTGTAGAAAGAGCTTTTTCTTGCTTCTTCATGTCAGAAACAGCCTTTGCAACTTCTCTTGTAAGGGTTGATATTTTCTTTATATCTCCACTTCCTATTACTGCTTCTAATTTAGAATAATCTACCTCACTATAATCCTTAGCAACGTTAAGAACATTGCTAGCTGCTACTCTTATAAGTTGATTTTTCTTTCTCTCGTCCCATCTTCTTTGAATGTCTGCTATCTGCTCTTTTGTGCGTGCATCTTGCCTTATCTTAGCTTTTTCAAGAGTTGTGAGTGGCTTTTGCCCTATAAACTCGCCATCTTTGAAATTCTCTTTAATGAAGTAAGGCAATGACTTTGCCCTGTCGATGCGCTCTTTGTTGTTCTCGTACCACTCTTTAAACTTGCTTGGCAATTCTTTTACCTCGCTCTTGCTTGGCTTTCCACTCTTTAGCTCATCGGGTGTTTTTAAAATCGTGGTAGCAAAGCACCTGCAGTGAGGATGCCAGCCTGTAAACTTGAAATCCTTTGGATATTTGCCTTGCAATTCATCGCAAATGTCATGAAAATCATGTGGTTTGCCGTCCCTACCTTTGCAAGTATGGTTATTTGATAAGTGAATTTCAATGCCAACAACAAAGTCCATTTCTTTCCAACGCAAATGGTCTGCAGTGCGATAGGCAATGTTTGTTTCTGTCGCTGCCAATCTTCGTGCATTCATATATGATGAACGATAAACACCTTGTCCAGGATGAAAGGCTTTAGCAGCTTTTGAAAGTTGCAAAATGCCGTGTTCATCTTTATAACGTCTAAAGAGCTTATTAGTGTTTTGTAAATAGTCTCTCAATGAACGACTCATTTGGTCAGCAGACTTACCACTACGTATGCCTAAATCCAAACCCATTTCTATTTCACTCTTAAAGCGTTTGGTGAAATCCCATACACTATCAGAAAGGCTTAAACCATTGCGTTTGCGCTCAATAAAGGCGTCTTTTGCGTCCTCATTGTTATTGAAATAGCGTTTCTTTTGCTCATCTGTAAGCTTGTCTTTCTTGCTTCCAAAAGCCTTATTTACTATCTCATCATTTTTGCTATTAGACAATGCCCATTCAGCGTCAATTCCATTCACGATAGAGACTTCAAGAGACTTTTTGAACTTAGATAGAAGTGCATCCATCTTCTTTTTGGTTTGTGGATAATCCTCAAAATTGAAAGGCTTTGAGCTATCCACACCATTAATCGAGCAACCGATTTTACTTGCTTCATCGGATGCAATCTTATAAAGTTCTTGAATTCTTTTGAGATACAGCTGCACATTCTTCAAATGCTGTTCATCGTGTTTGTCTTTGGGTTTGGGCATTGTCTTTTATCTTGGTGTTAGTTCATCGTTATTGAGCAAGTGAAAAGCTATCTATCTCTTGCTCTTCTGTTATCTCCTTAAAGGTTCTGTCTACATCATCTGAATAGCCGAAGTTCTCTATACTCTCTCGTTGTGACATGATAGCTTTACCACCATTAGCAGCAAGTAGCATGTTCACATTCTCTAGGTTATCTGAAATAGAGAATGGAGTAATTTTGTTTTCCACTTTTAAAGCATCAATGTCTTGTGCATAGGCTTCACCAAGAATAATCTTTGCAAAGGCTTTGAGTACGCTTGTTTCTCGGTCTAAGAACTCTAAAACTCTTCCACTTTCGTCTTTAACTTTCATTTGTGCATCAATGAACAATTGCTTACGACTTTCACCTGATAATGCTTGCTGTGACATCTTCTCATAGCTCCAATCGGGTAGTTGTAACTGCGTGAAAAACATTGCTCTTAGCTCGTTGATATAGAACTTCAAGTTATCAACTGCTTGCGTCCATGTAACATAGCTTGCAGTTGCTTCTTTTGGCAAATGCAACACTGCTCTAAACTCTTTAATGCTACTTTTTTCCCCGCCAAACGACACATCATCATCAGCCGATACTACAAACAAAGGCTTACTATTCTTGCGCAAGTAATTACCATTGCGTGAGAGTGCCCATTCCATTTCATACACAATCTTTGAGGTGTCCTCCCAAATTGGCGTTGAACGATACATATACACAGCTGGTATCTTTAGCAAAGTAATCTCTTCATCTTCGATAATCTCCCACTCTCCGTTTGCATTAGAGAACTTCATGTGTCGTTTTTCACTGTAAGTATCAAAGAAATCTACTGTTTTCTTTCCAACCTTGCGCTTATAAGCCACTGACATTGCAATCATATCTCCATATTCATCGAATAAAGGAAATAGAACATCATCATTCATAGGTGTGAAGTTTCGACAACGTAATTTAAGCTCGCTGTGACGTCCATAATGGTTATTTGGTGTGTCGGTTGCATACCACAGCGTTGCGACTTCACAGCTAGCAAAAAGCATATTTAACCGCTCAATATTAACGCTGTCTATTCTGTTGCGTTGATAGATAGCTTCAAGAAGTGCTGCTACTTCTTTTTGCTTGTCGTTTTCAGGCTTGTAAATACGCTTTACAGGTATTCCACAACAAAGCTCTGTCATACGCTTAACTGCTAAACGTTGCAAGTCAAACGTTACTCGAGTTACTCTTTCTACATCTCCATCTTTCACAATGTCAGGATAAATAGCCTTATTCATTACAGGATGCTCTTTAGGCTCATATTCAGTCCTTAAGCCATCTTTACCATGCCATTGAGGTAGGTTTATGTTTTTCTCTTGCAAAGCAACTACAATCTCACTTGGTGATGATGCGTTATTGATTATTTCTTCAAAAGTCATAGTGTATAATTTATTTTAAAATGCAATATTTGATAATCGTTCTAAATCTATCGGTTTGTGCGTGCTATTAAGGTGATAATCAATAGCATAGCAAAGAATATCCACGTACTCATCGTGGGGTTTTGATGGAAACCCGCAAACCTCGTCTATAAAGTCTGTGTTCCACGCTCCATCAACCAATACAACTCTTCCACATTCAACCGCTGGTGAAGCTGTATTAAGGCGTGTTTCTTTGCTCTCCTTTGGTGTCGGTGTTTTGGTCACATTTAAACCTGTTGTTTCTTTGAGTTGCTGAATTACCGATAAACCATTAGCCTTTGGTTCTATTCTTATGGTGCTTTTTGCAGTATAGCCATGTGATTTCACATAATTTGGAATGAATCTAATCAAGTCGGGGAATTCCTTTCTCACCTTTTCTCCATGAATGATATACAAATCATTTCCAATCTTACACGTTGCAATGATGCCTGTAGGGTCATTGTTACTCTTCTCGGTATAAGCTGTGTCCATGAAGAATATTACAGGTTCTGAATGATGCAAGCGTATAAACTCATTCATTGAAATTCTCGCAAACCAATTGCTCTTGACGATGTTACCACCTACTATCGTTGGGTGTTGCTGGTAAAGAGCAGAGAACTCACGAGGTGCACGTCCTTTTTGCTTTGTAAGCTTTGCTAAAGAGTGCCTTTCTTCCCACAGAGCCTCTCCAACCTTTCTAGGAGAGTTAATTTCTCCATCGTGGTCTTCTTCGCATATAGCAGGAATAGAAAGCACCGTCCACTCTTGCGGTTCTGCTTTTAAAATTCTACCTGCTAAATCATCTTCATGCCATCTAGTCATGATAAATAACTGCTTGGAATCGTTGTGCAAACGAGTTGTGAGTACCGTGTTATACCAATCCCACACTCTCTGACGATAGGTTGTTGAATTGGCTTCTGATGCATCTTTCACGGGGTCATCAATAATAGCAATGTCGACAGGTGTACCTGTGAGTGAACCACCCACACCGACTGCTTTATAAAAGCCTTTGTGATTGACAATCTCGAAAATATCAACGTTTCTCAAGTAGCCTTTTACATCGGTTCTTACATTCGAGCCGTTGAGGTAGGTATTTGGAAAAATTGCTTGATATTCTTTGGTGTCAATCGTTCGCTGAATTGCTCTTGAGAATTGCTCCGCAAGGTCAGCAGAATAAGAGCTACCTACTATCTTTAAGTTAGGGTTCTTACCCAATGCCCAAGCTGGAAAATTACGTGAAATAATCTCACTTTTACCATGTTGTGGAGGCACAAACACCATAAGGTTTTTAATCTTGCCCTCCAAGAGCATTTGACAATAATCAGCAATGACTTTGTGAAACCATTTAAGCTCATATTTTGAATTGGAATAGCCAAGAAAGCACGAAAAGGTTAATGGTGCTTCAAGCTTTAGTCTTTGCTTCTTTAGCTCCATTAATTTTCGCTTAATTTCTGTTGTGTCTTTTCCTTTTCCTGCCATGAGTTTTACTCTTGAGAAATCAATTTATCTAGTCTTTCAATCTCTTTATCTATCTCTTCCTTGCTCATCTCCTCTTTCTTCTCTAACTTCTTAACTGCGACATCTGTACGCTGTTTATTTTGGTAGTTGTCGGGGTCAATGTTGGTTAGCAAGAAGATAGCAGCTGCTACATTTGGTTGGTAATAAACTGTCTTCTTTTTGAACTTCTTTATTACAGGTTTGCTTGCATCTTTGGGATTTGGAACATATTCAGTCTCTGTCTCCTCTCGTGAATAGCCTTTTGCCACCTCTGCAAGCGACACTGAAAGGTCGTGTGATAGACGCTTTTTAAACGTCTCTTTGGCTTCTGTTACAGCTTTCTTGAACTCGGGCTTCTCCATCCAATGGTAGAATGTCTTATAGTCAATTGAAAACCGCTTACAGAAGTCTTTTAACATCGCACCTCCATAATCTATCAAGCCGTGTGCTTCAACCCAATCTGCACACTCTTTTGTTATCGTTTTGTTAAATTTAGTCATTGCTTTTTATTGTGTTTTTGGAATTTTAGGTATTGTCTAACTTATTTCTGCCCACTGCTTAACTATTGAATATAAGGCATTTCCGCTATCGTTGGTATTGCCAAATGTATCGCTATTGCCATATTGAGCAATCTTAAGTTGAGCTTTGATAAACGCTGCTTGTTCTTTTGCAAGTGTGAAAGTGAGCTTTATAGTATCGTTATTCTCATCGCCTATTTCACCATTTGCGTTTGGTTCTTCACCTGTTGGAATTATCGGCAAGTCAATACCCCACTCTACAAGTTGAAGTTCCTCCCATTCATTTGCAAGCATATCCCAACTCCATTTACCAAAGCCGTTGTTGTCAATAATTGTATAAGCTTTGAGTTGTTCAATTGACGTTTCTTTGGGGATAATTATGCAAGGTGCTTCTGTGTATCCTAACTCTTTTAAAGCTCTATATCGCATATTTCCACCGATGAGGATATATTTTCCATCATCTATAGGGTAAATAAGCAAACTACGCAAAGAGAGCATTTCGGGGTAATCTGTGATATTAGTTTTGAGTAATTCCATCTTCTCACGTGTTATGCTTCGTGGATTGGATGGAAGCCCCTCTAATTGTCCCTCATTGACTTCTATCTCATCTAATGGTAGTATTATTATCTTTGTAAAGTTTGTGTCTTTCATGTTGTAAATATTACATATTATGCAAAAATAAGAAAAGAGCACTTTGAAAGCACTCTTCTCCTATATTGTAATATTTTTTAACAGAAATAACTCTGAACTTCTTTTATAAAATCGTCCAACGACCTACAAATCACATATTTATAGCCTGCCCACTCTAATGCTCTTTGCATCATTATTTGTGATGGCTGCTGTCTTCCTTTTTCTGTTTTCAGCTCAACAAATAGTGCGTGATAGTCTTTTGATGGAAAGCACAAAATTAAGTCAGGAAAACCAGCTCTTGTGCCCATTCTTTTAAACTGAATAGCTTCAAATCTTGTCCTCTTTCCTCCATTCGGTGAATGATGAAGAAGTAAGGCTAGCTTTGGGTATTGCAGATTAAACCAATTCACACAAGCTATTTGTATTTGGTCTTCTTCGTGTGTCATTTTATTTTTAGCTTAAAATGGTACTTCACCTTTGTTCTCTTGAGTATTTGCAACGCTGGTATTGCTTGCATTACTCTCCACCTTTCTATCAAGTAATTGAAGTGTTTCAGCTTCTATCTCTGTAGCATATCTTGTGATATTATCTTTGGTGTATGAGCGGGTTTTTATTTTGCCCTCAACGTAGACTAGACTTCCTTTTTTTATGAACTTCTCGGCAAATTCAGCTTGCTTTTGCCAAATTGTAACGTTATGCCACTCTGTTTTATCGGGATAGGCGACACCACTTTGTGAAGTGTAACCTTTTTCAGTTGTAGCAATGGCTAAATTTGCAACCTTTTTGCCCGCTGGCGTTGTGGTAATTTTTGGCTCATCGCCAACATACCCAAGTATTATAGCTTTATTAATCGATGCCATATATTACTAGTATAATATTTATTTTTATCTTATATTATATAAACTATTATATCTACTACTAAGTATTTATTCTAGAAGTAGAAAAAATCATCTCTCATGTACACAATTATGCCATTGAAAATGTTTTTATCTGACGACCCAAAGATATAGTGTATAAACTCTTCTTCGGTCATACATTCATTTTCGATGAGCTTTGAAACGCTAACCATTTTGTGCCCAACTCTAGCTGTCATTATACCTCCACTTTCAGGATGTCTGCAAATAGAAATAGTGTCATAGTTTAGATGCTTCACACAACCTAGCTCTATTTTGCTTGGTTTTAAGCTCTCTACACCATAGCATATTTTGAGCTTTTGACTACCTGAATTAACGCAAGACAAACGCTTGCTTATCGTTGTGAAATCCTTTAGTTTTCCATCGAGGTACATTTTGCTAACACGCTTGCGCAATTCTTCATCATCGATTATCTCACTTAGACTTTTACCAATATTCAACTCTAGCATAGTAGTAATTTTTAATTAATACATTTATCAATAATCTATTTAATATTATATATTTACAAAGATACATTAAATTTCTTATTTAAGCAATATATTAATTATTTAAATAGTCCTCAAATGTAATTTTCTTAAGTGAGTTATGAAGCACACCAATATTGAGTTTCACACACTCATCCTGCAATATCTTTTCTATCTTGATATTCCCTGCTCCTGCATCTACACACTCTTTTATACAGCTCATTAACTGGTCCATTTGCGGTGAAGTGATATACTCTTTCTTTCCGTTTATAACTCCTTTAACTTCGCTTGAAATGCCATTTAAGAAGTCATTTGCATAGTTGAGGATTTGAAGTGCCATTATAGCGTAAGTTGAAGCATCTTTGTATGGAAAATCTCTATTCTCCCTCTTTATAGCGTTATTCACAGAGTGAAAGAATTTTATTGCATCGTTGTAATAGCTAGCCATGAAAGCATCTAACACGTCATCGAGTAAGTTTACGGTGCCTTTATCTTGGTGCTTATCAAGCATGTTTCTCCACTCTTGTATGAGCATTTTCATTGTACGTGAAAGCTTTATAGTATCGGGTATTCGCTTCTCGGCTAATTCTTTTAATAGCTTTTCAACATACACTATCGCAATGTTGTAAATAACTATAGGCATTATCACCTGATGTGCAAGCTCATTTACAGAGAATTTACTTGATAGCTTTTCTTGCTGTGTTTTTACGCTTTTAACCTCCAATTTCTGTTGTACTTGCGACATACTCACAACTCTCCAACTAAACCGCTTAGCGTTAATCTTATGCGGCTTACTGCGGTTGTTTTCACGTACAATCAAGCACATTGTTCCGTCTTTCAAAGGCTCGGTTTGCTTTGCAAAATATTGATTGCCTAATTTTATTTCAGATTGCACTCTATCATTGCAATTCCTAGCTATTATTTGTATGAGCTGCATGCGTTTTTAAGTTTAGAAGTTAATACTGAAATCTCTCTCAAGACCTCCTCGAAGCGTTCAATTGAAATGTTGGTATTATTGATTAAGAAGCAGTAGAGTTTATTTACTCTACTTTGCTTCTCTTGTATGTTAAATTGCATAAATATTCATTTTTAGTGTTGTTCAATTAATGGGATAATGCCTAACTCTTTTAAAGCGTCATAAAGGAAAATTCTACCCCTTTGTGTCCATTCAGATGTCATGCGTGTATCAGGCGTACCATCTTTGTGCATGATTGTGATTGTTCTGCTGTGTAGATAGCCTTTACCGATGAATGGAGAGTATAAAATCCACTGTCCGTTAACTTTATGCTGTATTTTCATCTCCTTTAGCTTAAGATTTAAAGCCTTTGCAGACAAACCATAGTCAGCAGCTATTTGAGTTGTGGTGACTGTGCCTTTGCTTTGTAGGATTTTATTTAGATAGTCATTTCCTTTCTGCATTTCAGCGATAAGTTGCTTTTGCGTGTTATTTTCAACCTCTAGTTGCTTTATCCTTTTGTTGCGTTGCTCGATGGTTGTTTTCGCTACTAACACTGCTTTAGCCATGATTTCATCGTCTGACATGTTGTTATTTGTAGCAATATAACCACCTGTTTTGCGTATAGTTGGCAAAATTTCAGCCGTCACCCACTTTCTAAATACTTTTGCTTCTGCTTTTCTACTATCTAGAATGACATCATACAAGCCATCTTCATTTACAAAGTTTGCTTGTTGTGGTCTTCCTAAGCTATCAGAGATGGGGTGACTTGAAATCACCCCATCGTCAAGTCTTCTCATTACCGCTGCAGCTTGCAAGTCTAAAGCTTTGCAAACGTCACTTAAGCAAAACAGCGGGTCTTTTGCAGTACCCGCTGTTCTAATTCCACCAAATTGTGGTGAATGAAAAATTGTAACCCCAATGTTATTGCTCATCGTTCACTACTTGAATAATTTTAGTCTCTTTGATTAACTCGATATTGTAAGAGCTTATATATCTGCTCTCCATGTATTTTTCCGTTGCTTTATGAGCACCTAGCGAAGTTTCAGCTTCAACAAGTAGCTCTATCGGGGTATTTTTCTCATTTCCCCTTGTATCAAGAGTACAAATTAAAACTTTACACTTAAAGAAGCTTTCGACATCTTCACCATCACCACGCAATGATACATCTGCATACTTTGTAATTGCAACAGATGTAATATTGATTTCAGTTTTTGCATACTGACCTAACTCCTTGAGGATAATTTCCTCTGCACGCCCAAATGACGATGTTTTAACTAAGAATTGTTCAGTTACTGTCTTTGTAGCTCCACTATCTAGCACTTTTTCATAGCGTGCTTTTACTAAATAATACTTTTCCATTTCTATTCTGTTTTATTTTTTAGTTCTACTTTTCTTTGGAAGCACCCAACCTCGATGCTTTGCAACAGCTTGGTTAAATCTCATCCACACATCCTCATCTTTAAACTCAAAATGCATTGTTCCTTTTTTGAACCCCTTAATCCTAAAAAATGACCACTCGTACCAAGTACCATAAGATAAATTTCTATCATGTATGAATCGAAATAAACCTTGAATGCTATCATAGTTGGTTCCAGTAATATAGCATAGAGCCTTTACTACATCTTCTATCTTATACTCGTTACCTCCATAATGTACTCTCATGTATCCATAAATACAACTATAACGAGGGTCATAATCAACAATACCTGGCACAATAAACTTTCTATTTATCATGTAATTAGCGTTGGTTTTCCATTTTTCACCTGCTGTTGAATTTTCAGCAGAGAAAGAGCAAATCATATCAAATGCTTCCAATAACGCCTTTTCCATGCGTTGCCCTGTCGTCTGAATTACCATGTTTAACACCTGATAAACGTTGTGCATTGTGAAAGGTACATTTACTTGAGTTTCAATGAACTTATTTATTTGCTCACGCAAACCCATAGTTGCGTGCTTTTCCATATTTAATTTATTGAAGATGATGCGCCAATAATACTTTTGCAGTTGCTTCTTATATTGCTGTCTTGTGATGTTCACAGCCTGTCCTCTCTCGCCAATCGTACCAAAGCGAATAGGCATGTAATTACTATCATCTGAAAACTTTGCAATGTCGTTAATTTTTTGAGTAGCTTCCATTGTCTCGTCAAATAGCTTAACTGCTGATGTGTAGCGATTCACCATGTCACGCACAACATTGTATTGCACAAGTCCCTCTGCATTGTTATTATCAAGTACATCCTCTTCATTTGAAAAGATGTAATTTGCGAACTCATTTTCTCCGCTACCCTCCTTGTAAAGCTTCACAAGAGAAACAGATACCGATGTGGTTCTTTCTGCACTATCGAAAACAGAGCCTAAGTTTTCAGAACAGCCGTATAAATCAATTAGTTCATACAATTCTGCTCTCTCTCTCGAATATCTATTCTCAATATTAGAAGTATTACAGAGAGCTATTATTGTACAGCCAGCAGGTGCAATTTCAAAGGCATGTTTAATGTGCTTTACACCCTCGCTAAATGGTGGGTTCATGACGATAAAATCGACATGGCTTATTTGCTCTGATGTCACAGTAAGAAAATCACTTGCAAGAAGTTGACACTCACCTGCAAGTAGCTTTTGTAAGTGAGTGTCTTTTTCACAAGCAATAACTTCACCAGCTCCATTCTTTTTAAGCCATTTGACGATATTTCCACTGCCTGCAGATGGTTCTAAAATCGTTTTACCCAAGATGTTTTCACCAAGCATCATGGTGCTTATAACTTCTTCTGGTGTTGGGTAAAAATCGGGATTATTTGTAAATAATTTCATTGCTCTTTCTTTTAAATAAATTCATACATTGGCTTAAGACCATTTACAACACGCTTTGCATCAGCAATACTGGTAAACTCTTTTTCAAAATCATTATCAATGATTACAGACTCTTGTCCAAAACCATCAACTAATTTTGTAAGAATATGATTCTTGTAAGAAATCTCTTGAACTTTTTCTAACTTTTTCATTGCTCTTTATTTAACTTTCAATCTCTTTTCATAAATAGCTCTGACTGCCTTTGCATCTTCTTCGGCTTGTGCTCTTTCACTTAGTTGGTAATAATTTCCAACTTCCCAATTTGAGTCGTCAATGAAGTCTGTATTGTCGTATACTTCGACAACTTTACACTTTTCATTTATGTACAAATATGACTTTCCATATTTAACTCTCTCTCTTATTCGCTCCATTGTTTTTGTATCTGCATTCCATCGCAAACCCTTTGCTTTTAGTTCATCGAAGAAAGCTTGTTTTTCTTCCTCTGTGGCGTGGCGAAAGGAAGCAATAAGCCATCTTTCACTAATATTTAAACAGTCATTATCATAATGAGATGACATCTCGCCCATTTTACCAAATGACTTAAATATAATCATTGTGCCGTCAAAAATTGAATGTAGTATATCGCCATCTTTGAACTCCTCTTGCTTCTCTTCGATAACAATTGTATTCTCTTTGATAGTTGCCTTGCAACCTGTGGGAACTTGTATTTTATCCCCTGCGTTTAATTTTATTTCCATAGTTGTATTGTTTAAATTCTACTTTTTATTTCATTCATTAATCTACCGATGTGATTAAAAACTTTTTCTTTGCTTATAATATTTTGCTCTGCTTTCAGCAATTCTTCAGAGCTCAAAGAATAATGTTCAAATGCAAATCCTAATGTTTTTAATTCGCCTTTAAACATTAGGTCGATAGAAGTTAAAATAAGTGCGTGGACAATTAATTTTACCCCTTTTACTTCCTCTCTTCCAAATATTTCTACTATATAAAAATATTTATCATCGACTTTGCAAAATTTGCCTTCAAGAAAAGCATATCTTTCATTAATTAATCGCTGAATTGCTTTTATACGTTTTGCTTTAGATTTAAGCAATCGATTAATAAAACTTCGTTCATTTTGAACGGCTTTTAAAAATTCTTCGTGTGTCATATTTTTCTTATGGTTAAAATAGTTGTCTTTCGCTGTGTCTTTGCTCTTTACCTAAAATAAAATCGTGAATAAAATTTCTTGCGTAATCCTTTGAAATCATCGACCTCTCTGTTGAGCAAAGTCCCTTTGTATGTGAACCTTTTGAGTGCTTTATGCTTTTCTTCTCCTTGCTGTTTTGGTAACTTCTTCCGAATGTTGGAGAGCAATTAAAAAACCAATAAGCCGTCGGTTTTACAAAGTAATCACCTCTTAACATCCTGTTATTATCTACAAATGTTGGGCGTGGAAAATTTTGCCCTGTTATAAGATAGTTAGGGGCTGTAGCGGGATTTTCAAGTATTAATCTCAATTCCCTTTTCTCGCAAATCCACACAAGTTTATAGAGTAAAATGTGGAATTTCGTACGAGCTTTAATTCTTTCGATAGTTAGCTCTATTTTCTCACAAGTTGTTTTAGCTCTATAATTAGTACTTTCAAGCGAATAATAGGTTTGCTGCAAGGTCTCAAAATAAATACAAGGGAAGAAAGCCAATATCAAATCATCTTTGCTTATCTTATCAAAAATGCTGCCCCCCCCCGTGTAGCATTTTTCAATTTCAGCAAATAAATCTATCACGTTATCGGTTTCTCCGAACTCGTTTTGTATATCGTAATCTGCTGCGTCAAAACCAAGCTTTTTGAACTCGTTTTTAAACGTTCCAGATTGCTCGAAAAAGCAATGTATCTTTCCTTTTATATCCATTGTTTGATTTGTTTTTTAGTTTAAAAAGAACGCTATTTTCGCAAACCACGTTCTACAAGTTACATGACAAAAAAAGAGTGCTATTTTCGCAAACGGCACTCTAAGCATTTCTAATTCTAAACAATTAAAATATTAATATGACGAAATAAAAACAAATTACTTACCTGTTGAGCCATATCCACCTGCACCACGTTCTGTAACGCTTAATTCTTCGGTTTCGTCAAGCTCTATTTGAGGATATGGAAGTATTATCATTTGGGCAAATCTCTCGCCTATTTCATAGGCTTTTGTTGGGTATTCAGTCTTTTTGAAAACCGCTGTTACCTCACCACGATAGCCACTATCAATGACACCTGCAGAGTTAGTTAGAAGTAATGTTTTCTTTGAGTTGCTACTTCGTGGAACAACCAAGCCAAAACATCCCTTTGGTATTTCAAAAGCAAGTCCACAACCATAAGTTATAGTTGTCTCATTTTCTTCTACACTTGTTGCTGTTAAATCTAAACCAGCGTCACCAGGCTTTGCATAACGTGGTATCACTGCGTTTGGGACTAATTTCTTTACTTTTACTTTCATTGTCGTTTAGTTTTATGTGAATTGATTTATAAAATTTATCAGAATGTTATTTATTTTACTTCTGTTGAGTTTATTTATTTGTTTGGTATAAGTTATAACCACAACACAAAATAACGTCTTAAATCGCTCTATTTGCGATATGTTGATTTTTTGAAGATGACGACCTCTAGCATTTCATTAAATCTATCTGCTATTCTATCTCCGTATTTTGCCCTCACTTCTTTGCCTGTGAGATTGGTAGTTATGAACGTGAAGAGCTGATTATTATAGCGATATTCTAATAAATCAATCATCGGGCTATAGACGTTTCCGTAATCCATTACATCGGTAGCTTCTCGCCCCATATCTTCAATTCCTAACATGTCGGTCTCACGTATAGCACGTGTGTTGTCGCCTTTCATAAGGCTTGCAATATCTTTAGCGTCTATTATTCGTATGCCTTTGCACTCATCAAAATATCTAGCATCTGAAAGGTAGTTAAGTGCATTTTGAAAAGCCATCAAGAGAGTTGTTTTGCCATTACCACAAGTACCGCATAGCATTATACCAAACTTAGGATTATCTGCTGTAAGGCATTTAGCAACGCTTTTGATATTGGCTTTTGTCACTTCATCATCGATATATTCACGATGTCTGTTTTGTACTTCTGCTTGATAAGCTGCTATTAGCAAGTCATTAGCTTGCTCGGTAGTCATCGGCAATTTAAAACGTGTGCGTGTAATCTTCCGCTTTGCTAACAGCTCTTTCAAAACCTCTACGTTGTATTTTTGATTCTTTCCTATCGTCTGCATCGTTTTTAATTTTTAGTTGTATTCTTAACCAGTCGTTGAAGTGCTGTTTTGCATCACTGATATTGTCGTGTTTCTTACCTCTGCATTCAGCGTCAAGTTGAAAATCGTTTAGCCAAGCTTCTAAATCCACTTTGCTAATTTTATGCTTCATACACATTTGCTCTATCCAAATTTCCTCTTTCAAAAGCTCCCCCACAAAACCTCCCTCGTGCGTACGTGCGTGCGTTGTTGATGAAGATAATAATATATTCTTTTCTTTCTTCTTATATAGTGGGTTAGTCTGTGGGTTAGTCTGTGGGTTAGTCTGTGGGTTAGTCTGTGGGTCACTTGTAAAATCGTTACCTTTGTATGTTGTTGATAATGTATTACTTACACTTTGTTTTTGTGGGTTACTTTTTGTATTCAAATTGTTATACGAAAAGTTACCAACTTCTGTTTCGTCTACATTTTCAACAGATTGGTATTTGTCATAGTTTATGATGGCTATAGTGTTAATTATTCGTGTCTTTTTTATAACTATCATTCCACTATCTACAAATTCTTGTAGTCTTTTTCTCACAGTCAATTTTGAATACTTCCAACGCTTACAAAGCTCTGCTATAGACATCGCTATTTCACCACGATTAATAACTACTTTATTACCTCTTATATAAATTACATTTCCATCTTTCCACTCTGCAAGAAGAAGCAAATCAAGCCAGCATTGAATTCTTGTAAATTTCTCGCCAAAATAACCCTCCATGTCGATAATTTTTCGGTCTATTTTAATCCATCCACTTCTCATTTTAATAAGGCTCTTTTGTTAATTCAATATTCAACTTATTATCAGCAATATATACAACTTTACCTGTAGCTTTAGTTATACATTGCTTAAACTCATCTGCACGGCTATTATTTGAGCTTAAATGAAGTAAAACAATCTCCTTTGTTTGGCTCAAATCGCTCTCCATTAAAACACGCTTACAGGTGCTTAATTCCATGTGACTAATCGCTAATCGATTACCCATTTCAGCGTGAACAACTCCACTTTCAATGTTATAATTTAAAACGTCACTTGAATAGTTACATTCTATCATTATATGATCTAATTGTGGTAGCTCATCTTCTATGTCTGCGGTGTCTGTGGCGAAAAGCAAACGCCCCATTTCTACGTGCTCAATGATAAAGCCAACGCATGGTACATCGTGGTTCATTTGCAAGACAAATATTTTAAAATCGCCAACAATGTAGCCGTGCATCGGTTCAATTACTTTGCAGAAAGGCTTGTTTTTTAAGCTCTGTGACGCAAAGACATCTTCGATTGATAAAACCCTAACACCATACTTTAAAAAGCTTTGGAGAGCCTTTGCATGGTCTTGATGTCTATGCGAAACAAAACAGCAAACAACATCTTTAAAGCTAAAATTCAACGCTTCTTGGATCTGCTTAAACATTATGCCACACTCTATGATTAGTTTTTTGCCGTTATTAGCTTCCAAGATATAGCAATTACCTTTACTACCTGAACTTAGACATTTTAGTTTCATGCTTTAGCTCTCCATCTATTTTAATTAGTATTGTGGTTGTTCTTCTTCTGTAGCTGGAGCTTCGTTTGTAATCTCGCCTGTCTCCGTGTCTACTTTCTCATACTGCGTTTCATCGAGCATGATAGGCTTTCTTTCTTCTGCTTGAACGGTAATAATTTGCTGTTGCGGTGTATCTGTATTATCTTTTGAGATTGCATCTTGCATTTCTACAGAGAGATAACCATACTTAGATAGCAAGCGTCTTACAACTGTTTTCAAACCCATATCGTTGAAATTGCCCTCCCAACCTACCTTTGTACTTGCTTGGTTGGTTTGTGCTGCCTTAATCAAATCTTCTATTTGTGGCTTGTTTTTACCTTTGAATGATGGTGAATAACGCAAAGCGTAATTTGCCATGTCTTCAACGCTCACATAGAGAGTTTTTGAAAAGCCGTTGAGTAGTTCAAAATAGCAGAAATAACCTACAATTTTGTCCGATTTCTTTTCACCATCGAAAGCAATTTCACCTGTAAGTTTATTCACTTTGCGAAGCTCTCCCTCATAGACAAAGTCTGCGTTGATAGTCTTGTATTGACCTGTACGCATTGCAAGTTGAATGTAGCCTTTATAACCTGGAATAAAGGTTGGTGTTGGAACTTTAGTCCAAGTTCCATCAGGGTTCTTTACATTGTTATTAAAGACAATGATGTAAGAAAAACCCAATGCTTTGTTTAGCGGTAGTCGCAAAGTAGCAGCTCTTAAAGCTTCTGCTACAATTAGTGATGGTTGACAAGCTTGTAGCGATTTATCACCTGTATAAAGGTCGATTAAAGACGCCACGAAAGCGTCTTTATGTTCACCCAAAGCATTACCAAATTGAGATTGCACTGATGGTGCATTGATAACCGACTTAAGAACATCTATAGGTCGGTCTTGTTTTGTTGTTAATTCTGTTGACATAGTTGTTTTATTTAACTGTTATTGTTTCGTTATCGCTCACATACAAGCGTACTTGCTGACCTTTTGTTGGTATAATATTTTGCACGCTTTCGCAATTGTCGATAAATATTGGAGCACAGATATTTTTGCTTTTGCAAATGGTATTGATAATATCAAGTCCAACGGTGTAAGTAGCAGCTTTATTTAGCATATTATATGGAACACCGTCTAAAACAGCTTCGCAAGTTTCATATTCACCGCCATTGATTTGCGTTTCAAACATCTTAAACTTAACATGCTCAAACATGCTGTTAATCTTCTCCTCCACTGCTTCAACTCTTGCTTTTGAGAACTTTTGAATTGTAAACTCAATGCCCTCGAGTTGAGCAAGCTCTTCTGCTTGGTTTTGCATCATCGTTTCAAGTTCTGAAATGCGCTTATTGCAAGCGTCTATAGTCTCTTTTGTGCGAAGAGTGAAAGTGATAGTTTGAATATCTTTACTTAGTTCATCTTTACGCTGTCTTAGCTCTATATCGCTTGTTGTCTTCACCTCGCTATTAGCCTCATCTTGCAACTTAATAATCTTGTTTTGCAACTCGATATATTTTGCATCAGCCTTGATAGTGTCTGAATTATCAGGCATCAAAATTTCTTCTTTCAATATTGGATTTGCTTGCTTTTCTTCGATACTTGCAATAGTATTTTGAAGTTCATCATTTAGCTTTGCAATCTCGTTTTGCAAACCCTCCATTGTCGTTTTATTATTTAAGCCTGCCTTATTATTCTCTGCAAGATGCTTAGCTTTATTCTCGTTAAAGCGTTCGGTTAGCTCGGTTTGTTTTGCTTGAATTTCTTCCACTTCAAAGTGTCTATGACAAGTAGGACAAACGAACTCATCCTCGCTAAAACTTATCTTTTGAGCGTTGATTTCTTTCCACTCATTAATAAGTTTCTCACGCTTATCTTTACAAAGAGCTATCATTTCTTCTTTTGCTTTGATTAGATTGCTTAACTCTCTCTTTCTTGCTTCTAGCTTAGCAAGCTCATCAATGAACTGTTGCTTTGCTTCTTTTCTTGAATGATAAGCTCGCAAATCTGCACTTTGCAACTCCATTTCATAGTTATAGAGTTCTGTTTTTACAGCGTTCATTTCTTTTACCTTTTGTAAACGCTCTTGCTGGCTAGCTTCATAAGCTTTTGAAATGTCTAAAAGCTGACTTTCAATAGCTTTTAACTCGCTTTCTTTTGATGCCTTTTCTTCTTCAAGTTCAGTCCAATTCCTATTCTCTGGCATATCTCTCATACGCTCATCGATACGTTCAGGGATAGAATCTAACTCGCTTTTAATTCTGCGTTTCTTTGAAGAAATTTCTTTCTTGTATTCCTCCATCTTTTTGCCTGTTAGATTTTTAAGCAAGCTTTCAAAGTCCTTATTGCCTTTTGCCACATCCTCATCAGATATTTTGCCTGCCATATCGAAAAGCATTGCTCGCTGAACTTCCATTTTCTGAGAAGTGAAATGAAAAGGATTGGTGATGAACTTAAATATTTGCTCGGGGCAAATTGCATCGATAGCTTCATTCCACTCTTTTACGCTCATTGGAACATCGTTATAATAGCGTTCTTCCTCGTTTCCTGTGAAAACTTCCTCCGATGTTCCACGCTTTCTAACCCATTTCTCATTGAGTTTGCGAACAAGTGTAATTTCTTCACCATCAACAACCAAAACACCTCTAACTTCATGTGCTATTTTTGGTATGATAACGCCATTTTGGTCGTAAGTTTTAACATCAAAAACTTTGCGACTATTGCTGTCTTTGCCAAAAAGAAGCCAAGTAAACGCATCGAAAATGGTTGTTTTACCAATTCCATTTTTGCCTAAAATACTACTGCAAACATCGTTAAAATCGATAGTGAGTTGTCTTATTCCCTTGAAGTTTACAAGAGATAAGCTCTTTAATAAAATTGTTTTCATTTCTTTATATTTTTTTATCCAACTTTCATTATTTCTAATACTTTGCTTATATTGAAGACTAATTTACGACCATCTCGATGTGTCGCCTTGTCAAATCTTCCACTTTTTATCTTTCTATTTGCTGTTGGAATTGAGCAATTTAGAAGTTGTGCAAAGCCTGCAACACCATAAACAAATTGAGTTTCTTTTTGCTTGGTGTCGCTTTCAAATAAAGAACTCTTAGATGCATTTATTAGCACCTCCAAGAACTCACCAACAGTCATGTCGATAATTCTTTTATTCAAAGTTTCTTTTGTCTTTTCTGCTTCTTCGAGCAACGCTCTTGACATCATATTTAATCCTCCTTAATTAATTGTTCTAACTCTGGTAATTTACCGTCTTTTGACCACTTTAAGAATAGCTTTGTATAAGCAAAAGCAGCGCAAAAACCTATCACTTTCGATGTAATTAAAATCCTCCACCAATTCTCATGTGAATGTGGAACTGACAAAATTCCTACGATTGCAATAAAAGCGATAATCATTAATGTTTGGTATCGCCAATTCTTTAATAATGCTATCATTTTATAGTTGATTAAAATTCAAGACCTCGATTAACTATAGAAATGCAAATCTTCACATTTTTATTACCACTAACAATAAAATCGCTTGTTAATTCATCGTCTGTTCTCTCCAAACTCAACAACCATTCTTCTGTTGCTTCGTTGATTGGGAACTCAAGTGTTTTTGAACATCTTGCACTCTTGGCTTCTATACGCAAGAAGTGCATTTGCTTTTTATTTTCCATATTTTATAGTTGATTTGTTTGTTTTTATTTCCATTTTATCGGTAAAAAGATGTAGTATTGTAAAGATTAAAAGAAATAAGCACCATCTTCACAGACAGTGCTTATTGCCAATGTTACGCTAAACATTTAGTCCTTAACTTAAACCATAAATAAATATTAACCTATGTATCATCTTTCTCCGTTGAGTGGCTATTGCTGGAGTCGAACCAACACGAAATGACCGCATATAGCCTCATCTAGTCGACGTTGAGAACGTTTAGGTGGTTATTGCCTGTAGCCTATTAACTTCACTTCTTGCTATATATTGGTTGAGGTGTTAAAAACAGCCTTGCAAGCTCGGTGCTCCTAGATTTTTTTGTTTTTTGCTTAATCTTTTGTAGTGAGATTGTACACTTTTACCAATTCAGTTTCAACTCCATTGTATTTTTTGAGAGCTGTTTGCCTAATCATTTCTGATAAATCAGAGTTCACTGTCCTAAAGGCTAGCGCATCATAAATACACTTCGGTTTTATCTTAAATTCAACAGACAATTTCAATAAATCATCTCTTGATATTTTTATTATTGGTATTTTTCTTGTAATTCTCATTTCTATGTACTATATTTGCAATTGTATTTATTACGAAGTGTTTCGTAATTGATTACGTTTGCAAAGATAGTTCTTTTTGAACTTAAAACAAAATAAAACGAACTATTTAATTAGTTCTTTTTGAACTTTTAACATTTTAAATTATGATTGACGCATCTGAAAATAGCCGTATTTCTTTGATTATCAAGGAAAAGGGGTACTCCGCAAGTCGATTTGCCGAAGAGATTAATTTTAATCAATCTAACTTATCTAAAATTTTAAGAGGTGAAAGAAAAGTTCCAGATGAACTTGAAAGTAAAATCTTAGATAGGTTTCAAGATGTCAATAAGATTTGGCTTTTGACAGGTGAGGGCGAAATGCTCAAAGCCAATATGCAAGATGACCAAATAAAAGAAATTCCACTTGAGGAAGCTCACAATTATCCCGATGGTTCGTTAATTCCTTATTTTGGAGAAACGCAAACAAAAGGAGGATTGGATAATTACCAAATCCCAACAGATATAGTTGAATATCCAACATCAATGATAAAAGCTGGTGACATATTTATCAAAGCAACATCAGCTATTAAGCATATAGGTGAAAGCATGGCAGAATACCCGTCAGGATGCGTTTTATTTTGCCGTCAAGTTGAAGATATGTCACTGCTTGTAAATGGTTCAATATATGTCATTGAGACAAGCGAATATCGAGTTACAAAGAAAATACACAATCTAAAAGATGCGATTAGAGCTTACTCAACTAACACTGAAACATACCCCGATGGTGCACTCGTTTACGCACCTTTCGACATTCCAAAATCAAAAATAATGAGAATGCACAAAGTTTTAGGTTATTCGTGCAAAGTGGAATAAAAAAAAATAACTCAAGCATAAAAACAAGAATTAAATACTACTTAAAATGAATACAGAAGAAACCTTAGCGAATATTGCCCTCAGGATAGAAAAAATGAGAAATGAAATAAAAAAGTATAAAGATAAATATTCTATTCCTGAAAATGTTGATGCAGAGAAAGAAGACGACAAAGGAGAAGAACTCAAACCCACCATTGAAATATCCCTAGATGATTTTTATCATGGAGGAACGACAGAAGAATTTCAGCGTAAATTTGAAGAAATTCAAGCAAGAAATAGAGAGTGGGGAGAACAATTTTCAACCGTTATGAACCATCAAGGTAAAGGCATTGCGCTTGAAAAAGAAAAAGACATAGACGGAGCAATCTCTGAATATAAGCAAGCTATCGCTTATGGTGAAAAAGCTGCACTTTTATCTTTAAACAACTATTTATATAGTGTAGAGCGATTAATGGTGCTGTATCGAAAGATTAAAGACTACAATTCAGAAATCGCCATTATTGAAAAGATTATCCAAATAGCTACAGAAGAGAATCTTTACAGAGCTGAAAAAGCAATAAACGCAAACCCTGAACGCAAAGAAGCTATTTTAGAAGCTGTAGAAACGTGCGAGGGACTTTATAATATGGTGAACGGCTTAAAAAAGTTCTATTTTTATCCACACGATGTAACTAAATACAAGAAACGACTTGAAAAAGCACTTACTTTGCAAAGTAAGGTAAAATGAAACCATAATAATATAAAGAATTACTAAAAGATAAAACTACCTACCATAATTATAATAATAAATATGAGATGTTTCTTATTTATTATTACTTTTGTGGTAGCTATAACAATCAAGCCAAATGAACAATAATCAAAATTCGCTAGTTGTTAAGCTAAAAGGTGATAGCACTATAAGTGTTACTACTCTTATAAAAACCCTAGAGAGTTATAAAAAAATTACAGAACAAACAAGCTTAATAGCTAGCGAGGGAAACTACAATACAGAAATAAAAGTGAGTGCTTTTAAAGAAGGCTCATTTGAAATAAATTTTACAATTGTAACAGAAATAATAGCGAGTATCTTTTCTGTCGACTCAATAGACTATACAAAAAAGCTTACAGAAACAATAATTCTAATGTTTTCTCTATATAAAATGCTTAAAGGCAAAAAAGCCAGTTCAGAAGAGATAAGACAAATCATTATTAATAATCCAACATTTATCACAGATAATCCAAATCAAATAGTAAACATTTATCAAAATCAAGCCGTTAGGAATGGAATAAGAGAAGCCGTACAAAGTGCAAAAGAAGATACAAGTGTTACAGGCATTACTCTTTCATCAGATGGATGTGAAACAGTTGAAATTACACATGATGAATTTGAAGAATTATCTGCAACACAAGATATAAAAGAAACTCAAACTAACAGAATATCAATAGACCACAACGCATTATTAACCATAGTAAGTTTAAGCTTTAATAAAGGTGATATTTGGAAGTTTTCATACCATAACACAAAAATACCGATAAAACTTTCAGATGACAACTTACATAAAGCAATAGAAAATGGTATGACATTCAAAAAAGGAGATGCGTTAAAAGTCGAATTAGAAATTACAAGCAAATGGGATGAAGAAAAGAAAATATACTATGATGACAAATATAAGATTTTAAGAATAATCGACACTATACATTCTCCAACACAGCAGAAAATATTTTAAAACTTACAAATTCACCCTCTATCCTCACCGATAGGGGGCTATTTATTATACAAAAACACCCCCAGCAACTAAATACTAGGGGTTGAAAATTTAAGAATCAAATGCTACAATTTTAACGAGCTGCAGCTTCTCGAATTAGCTTCTCTATTGCATCTGTCATTGTGATTTGCTCTTTATTAGCATAATCAACAAGCATCTGTTTAACATCGTCACGCATGCGAATTTGAACGGCTTTTTTATTGAGTGGCTTTCGGCCCGCTCCCCCCCCTCCTCCACCCCCTTATAACTCTTCTTTCTTCTTT